AAGTGCGCAATCGACAGAAGCAGTTTGCCCCGAAGTATACCTTCTGGAGCACTGAGTTCATGGAACGGCTATTGCCGCGCCCTGGCGGACTGAATCCTACGACCTTGGATGCAGTCATCGCCAGCCAAGTGCGGCCCAGTCAAAGACGCAATAACGCCGAAGCGATGAAGCATCTACCGCATTTTCTGGCGTCATTGCACATGCCAGGCTCCTTGGTGGTGAAATCTTTCCAGAAGGCTGAGTCATATGTGGGACCTAAACCCCCCCGCAATATATCAACTCTTGCCCCTGCTCACTGCCTGCTGTACTCACTTTTCACGCAGCCCCTAGCCGATTGGTTGAAGCGTACCCAATGGTATGCTTTCGGGCTGCATCCTGACGACGTAGCGCGTCGAGTGCACGAGCTGGCATGTTCGCACGAAACCATCGTGGAAACCGATTTTAGTAAATTCGACGGGACTCATTCGTTCGCTCTCTACAATATGGAGTTAGCTATTCTTTTGAGGGCTTTCCCGTCGACGGAACATGGACTAATTCGATTGTTACACGATGCGATGACTCGTGCACGGGCTGTCACATCAATGGGCGTTAAATATGATCCAGGGGGCTCACGACTCTCTGGCGCTGCTGACACTTCCTTGATGAACTCCATAGATAATGCCTTTGTAGCTTATTGCGTGTTCCGGCGTATGGGTCGTACGCCTGATCAAGCTTGGGATGCATTGGGCATTTATGGTGGAGATGACGGCTTTACACCTGACGCAGACCCGGCGATTTATGAGTCAGTCTCAACTGACCTAGGTTTGCGATTAAAGGCACGCGCAGTGGGCGTGGGCCAACCGGTAACCTTTCTAGCACGCGTGTACCCTTGTCCCGCAGCCGGTCCGCACAATTTCGCTGATGTGCCGCGACAAGCTAGCAAGGTGCATATCCACCCTGGCCGAGGTCCTGACGCTGCTTATGCAGTGTATAACAGGGCGTTAGGCATTATGGTGACCGATCCCACAACACCATTGCTGTCCAATTGGGCCGCCATGGTGTTGCGTAATGTCCCGGATGATGTTAGAGTGGTGCAGCCCGCTTTGCAGCCCTACGTGGTGCAAGCGTTTGGTAATCG